TCGTTTTTTCTTGATGTCTGTAGTATTTTATAGAGCTTTCAATTGCTTGATTCATAAATGTATCAAACTTTTTTTGTGACCAACGCTTTAAATTAAAATGTTTTTTAAAACCTTCTCGGAAATCTTTATCTGCCTCAAAAACTACAGTTGCAGAACCATCTGTATTTTCTTTTATTTCTGTAACTTTTAATGTACCACCAAATAATTTAGTTTGGTTTTCTGTTTCCATAATTTATAGTCTTCCCTATAACTTGAATCATTTGTTCGCCAATTTTATTAGCAATTTCTATATCTTCCGTTGACCAATCACATTCTTCACAAAGAAAAAAGGTTTCATCTACGATTTTTTTCTCGTAAAGGAAACCTTCTGCTTGGCAGCTTTCACATTTCATTTGGCTACCTATTTTGTTGGTGGAGGCAACAGGACTCGAACCTGCCACATCCAGCTTGCAAAGCTGGCGCTCTACCAGATGAGCTATACCCCCACAAAAGTGGAGCAGCTAGTCGGATTCGAACCGACGAAACGAACTTGGAAGGATCGTGTGTTACCACTACACCATAGCTGCAATAAATAGGTTGTTTTTGGCGAGAACAACCAAACTCTTTTATTTTACTTAACTGGTGATGCTGGTGGAGCTGGAACAACTGGAGCTACTGGAACTCCCGCGTCTGGAGCTACAACTGTTTCTACAACTACTGGTGTTTGTACGCCAGCAACTGTTACAGTTTGTTGAGCTTCAACCTTTGGAGGTTCAGCTACAACAGGAGCTTGGACAGCTTCAACTTTCTTTCCACAAGCAACAGCAGTGGTTAGAGCAATTACGGCTAGCAAAGTTCTCATTGGTTTTCTCCTTTTATTCAATAATCTTATCTACAAGACCATACTTGAGACAAGTTTTAGCATCCATATATATATCACGTTTTAGGATATCTTTTAAGATGTTTTTTGGAATTTTTGTATATTGCATATAAATTTCATTGATCTTGTCCATAAACAAATTACAATTTTGCATATCATCTTTCATGCTTTCAAACTTACCCCACATACCACCAGATAGCTGGTGAATAAGCATAAAAGAATTTTTTGTAATAGAACGTTTTGGAGCAGAGACGGAAATTAACGTTGCAGCAGAAGCAGCAGAGCCTTCAATAATAGAATGGACTGGCGCTTTACAACTTCTAACATAATCTACAGCAGCAAAACCATCCAACAAACTACCACCACTGCTATTAATATGCAACTTTAGCTCTGGTGTCGGGATGTCCAACAAAATACCAGTTACGCTTAAATCAGAACCTAACTTTTTAAGTTTTTGATTAAGATTAAGAACAGATTGCTTCGTAACATCAGTATAGAAAAACACAGAATTATTAATTTCTTGAACTTCGTTATTATCATTGTCATCTTCGTCTGCTGCTGGTTTTGCAGATAATAGATAAAGATTTTTCATAGGTCACCATTATTTCTTGCTTTTTTTCTCAGACTTTTTACGAAGCATTTTTTCTTCAATTTCGTCAAGAGCAGCTTTTAATGATGGATCTACACGACTTTTTACAACATATGTTTCACTACCAACGCCACAACGTTTTACCTTGACTTGTAAGGTTCCAGTTTTATCATATGCTTTTAATGATTTGCGGAGCTGGTCAGCTTCTTCAAAAGAAGCAAAATAACGCTCATTCTTCCAAGGTTCACCTTGAACTTGCTTTGTTGTTTCTTCCATTTTAGTACCCTCCTTCGTCAATCCAGACGGCTATATATACACTCTACCAGAGCAGAATAAACTTGTAAAGAACAAAATAACAGGTGTGTTGCTACACCAAAGCGGAATCTCATTGCATCGCAGATTTCACCTTTTTATCGGTTACTCCACTATTCTGGATCTCCGCGCCGATACGTTTCTCCTATTCCCTAACCACCCCGACCTATGATAGATTGCGCCTTACCTAATACGAGGATCTTATGGAGATCGCTCAAATATTACACTTAGTTATTTAAGGGTTTCGTATAATATTGTTCGGGCTTTTAGCATAGACGCCTTTTCACAAGATTTCTATCTGCACTAGTGGATTTTGCCGCACTCTTTAAAAGATGGCTACCTTTAAGCCAACTTCCCGATTATTTTGTTCGTAGATACAAGTATGCCACAGAGACTCGCTGTTGTCAAGTCTTCTGTGGCATTTATTTGGTGGAGGCGTCGGGAATCGAACCCGAGTCCAAAAATCTCTTGTAAAAGGTCTTTCACAGGATTAGCAGAATCGTCTGCACGTATTACAGTTTATTACGTTCGTCTTACAGTTTTGCAACTTTCTGTTTCTAGGCAGTTGCCGCCCACGAATTACGCTGCTAAAGCGTAGGATTCAAATTCAACGTCGTCGTTGACTTTTATTTTTTGTATCATTGATTTAAGTGTGTTAATACGCACACTTCCTGCACCCGTTAGTTTGCTATCTTTGTCGAAACCAGTTCGCCCCCGTATTATTTACAACTATACCACACCCTCTAGAACTTTCAAAGCTTTTTCTGAATAAGCCACTCTTTGATCGTGGTGTAATTTAGCTTTACCGTTTACTTTTAAGGTGATTGTATCAAGATCCCATTTATCAGCAGCTTCGTGTAATTTACGATCAAGGAAATATTGGCATGCGATTTTTACTGAAACTTCTGGATTGCATGCTAATTCAGGATTACCAACAAGATCTAATCCTAGTTTTTTACCGTATAGAGTATAATTTTCACGACCAGTTAATTGTAGAACACCACGACCAATAAATTTTGGACCATCTCCTGGTTGTGTATTGCCTAATAATTTACGTCCTTCGTAGAGAGTACCAACTGGTTCAGCTTTATCTTTTGGATCTTTTTTATTATAAACAGATGGTAATTCTTTATCAAATCTTAGTTCGCCACTTTCAACACCAATTTGTCCTAATAGCGCAGCAATTCGTTTTGGTGTATTAAAGCCCATCGCTTCACAGGCTTTACCAAAAACAGGACCATAAGATTTAATTTTATCTGTTGGCGCTTTTGGAAAAATTGTTTTTAGTTTCTCTTCAGTTAGTATCATCTCCCTTCTCCTTATAGTAGGTTAAAATGTCGAGCTTATTTAAGTAGTTCTTAAATGTTTTTACGTTCATTCCTAAAATACGCATAGCTCCCTTTTTTGTTCCAGCGATGCCCAATGCCGCTTTAAACATTGCATCACGAACAAATTTAGGAGTTGCTTTCCAAACAGGCAAGCCAATAAATGCAGGATTTTGTTGAAGGGCTAATTCTAATTTAAGAGCAATAAGCTCTTCCATAGTTAGATTAGCTAATAAGACTTCAAAATATTCGTTACTTTTTTTCTTTTCTCTTAGGATTTTCGACATTGAATACTTGTTTATCTGCGTTTTGTTTTTTGTCATTTTGTATTCCTAAAAGAGCATACCCAGCAATATCGCGCCAAGGACTTTCTCCAAAGGCATCTTTTTTATTTGCTATACGGAATAATTTGTCAATAACTCTAATAATAGCAAGAGCGTCCGTGTATTGATCTGGTTTAATACCATCAGGATACAGGACGCTCAGGATTTTATGACATTCAGCAAATGAGCTACCATATGCTGCGTTTTTTTCATCTACAAGTTCACCAATTTCATTACCGATATTTTTATATGTGTTGTCCATAAGGACACTATATCAGAACTACTCTTCGGTTTTAACTTCTTCTTTAACAACAGTTTTTTTCTTTTTTGAACTTGCAACAACTGCCGCAGCTTCAGCTTCTTGTTTTACTTTTTCGGCTGCTTCGGCTTCCTCTTTTTCTTTTTCTAGCCTTTCTTCATGCTCTTTCTTAGCTCTTTCAGCTGCTTCAGCTTGCGCTGCTAATGCTGCTAATTTTTTACGTTTGTGTGGATTCATTTTATTTTCCTTTCTAAGCTGGAGTTTCTTCTGGTTGTGGCTCTGCTATTTCTTCTGGTGTTCCTGTCCCCGTTTCTGGCACGGCTTCAGAACCTGTATTCAATGATGCTTCCTTATTTTGCTTTTCTTGTTCATATTCAGGCGTAGTTGGTTCTGGTACAGTTGATTGTAACTCGTCCTCAAATTTATCAAAATATAATTTTAAATTTGTAATTAAAAATTTGTAAAATAAATCTCTATCTTCTTGATTTGCTAAAATAGAATAAGCTTCTCTGATTTGTTTTTCAACTCTCTTGAAACTTTGTAAAGCAATATTTCTTCCAGTCTCATCTTCTCCTTCAATTTCTACGAAAGCGTCCTCTGGTTTTGTTTCTTTTGGTTCCGCAGCAGCTTCTTGTTCTTTTTTATCTGCTTTTAATGGGATAAAGGCTGGGTCTGCTTCTGGTCCTTCGACTGTTTCCTCGTCTTGTTCCGCTAATTCTTGTTGAGGTTCTGCAACGGTAACTGTTGGTTTTGATTGTGCTGTTACTGGGTTCCCTACTGTGCCGCCAGCTTTAAACATAACGGAGATTGGTGACAATAAATTTTGAACACTTTTAATAATATGTGCTCTAAAAGATTTTCTTTGTTGAACGTCCGTTCCAAGTTTTTTATAAAATGATTTAAGAATTGGAACGATTGTTTCTAATAAATCTGCTAATACATTTATACCAGTAGATTCGTGGGTAACGATATCTTCAGCTTCACGTATTAATTTTCTAATAGTCTTTCTTAATCTATATTCTTCAATTTTTTGTTTAAAAAAATCTTTTTTTTGCGTTTTTTTAGTTTCTTTTAAAGATTTTCTTACATATTCCCTTAAAATTTTTATATCATCCATTTGTTTCTTCCTCTTTTTTTGTAATTGGTTTTGAGGAAACTCCTTGAATTGCAGGGGCTGCTCCACCAGCAGTGCTCATTTCTTTTATATGTTTAAAATATTGTACTTGCTTTTCTCTTTTTTTTGCTTGTTTTTTAGATCTATAACAACCTAAATTTTTACTTGTTTTTTTTGAAATTAGGCAGTATTTATTTCCTTTTTTCATAATATTTTCTTGTAATATTTCTTGAACTACTTCTTCAATTACATTATTTTTTAAAATAACTCTTTCTACCAATAATTTATTAATTATATCATTGTATAAATTTTCTTTAACAGATTTTTTATTTTTAGCAATTTTTTTTGTTTTTTCTGGTTTTACATAAGAAACCGACTCTTTGCATTTTGCAACTAAAAATTCATAAATTTTTTTATTGTAAAAGCCCATGATACCAGTAAAAACATTTTTATCGCCTTCTGCTATTTTTTTTCTTAAGAAAGTAGAAGAATCAAATTTAATAGTTTCTGTTTCTCCATCCTCTTTTGTTACTTCCACTTCTCCTATAACGTGAGGAGCAACATAAACATAATATGCGCCCTGCCCTTCGCTCATAGGTGAAAGAGTTCCATTTTCTTTATTTTTAAAATAATCATTTTTATCTGTAATTTTTATTCTTGGAGGTTTGCCAGTTTCTTCATCTGGTTCCATATCTTTTTTTCCAACTATAAAACTCAATGCGGTTATATTTGGATCAACCATTTGATAAATTTCATCAGTTTTATATGGATTTGCAACTTTAATAATTTTGTCTTCTGGTACGCCCTGTTGTACCATTATTGCTTTTTTTTCAGCAAAATTTAAAGGACTTTTTGGTAATTCAACAATATCAGTTGTAGTAATATATGTGTTTTCTTCTCCAAATTGTTCTTGAGCTTGTCTAAAAACTTCTAATTGATGTTTACCCATTGGCTGAAATCTGCCGCCGTAAACTCCAATAACTCTCTTAACAGGACTTTCTTCTTCTAAGATTTTTTTTCTGCCCTCAGTCATTTTTTTCAAAGGAGGTACAGAGCCTCTACCATATTTAAATAAACCAAGTATTTGGTTTGCTGGTGCAAAATTGCCAGTAAATTTATAAGTAACTCCATCGTAATCAAAAACAAAACCTTCAGCTGCGGCAGTAATTCTTTCTGCGCTTTTAAGCTTTTGCATCTGGCGTTTTAAAATTTCCATAGCTTCTTCATTACCAGAAGATTTTATTGCTTCTATTGCAGAAGATATTTCGTCTCTAAGTCTTTTAACTTCTTTAGAGTTGTCTATAACAAAAGCGCTTTGAAGCCCTTTTAACATCTCAGAGGCAAACTCAGAAACAACGTCCTCTAACGGCGAGATTGCCATTTTTAATAATTCACTTGGAGTTTCACCGTTAAATATATTATCTTTTACAAACTGTTTTTCTGCTGGCGTTAGATCTTTATAAATTTGTGGTAATTTTAAATCCGAGACACCGAGAATTTTTTTAGTTATATTTAATCTTGCCAGCGGTTTTACGGTGCCAATTTCATAAACGGCTTTTTGTAGTATTGAATCAACAAGCATTCTTACTCTAGCCAGCATAAATTCATTTATTGTTGAATTATCATCTAAAATTTTTTTACCAGAATAATTTGTTGAACTTAAAATTCTATCTAATGATCCAATTGCTTTTTTTAATGCTTCTTTATCATTTAAAGCTTGCAGTGTTTTAATTGCATTAACTTGTAAGCCATAATTTTCATCTTTTATTTTTTCTTGGGCGTTTAAAATTATTTCTTCTAATTTTGCAGCTTTTTCTGTTAAATCTGCTTGGACTGGTTTACCAGTAGCTCTATCAAATTGAGCGTGTCCAGCTCTATGAATAACTAAAGATTTAGTATCGTAATGTATAACATTTGGAGTTCTTGGATCCATCACTTCAGCATTATAATAAATGCTAGTATCTGGTCCAAATAATTCTATTTGAGTTTCGTGATCTAATCCTTGCACAGCCTTTTCAAATATTTTTAATGCTTCGGCAAAAGTTTCTTTAAGAGCTGGATTGGGTCTGTCTGCAAATTTTTCTGCTAATTGCTCTGGGGTCAGACCGCCATTCTTAATTTCAGATTTATTCCTAACTCCTTTTGCCCTACCATCTTGGACCGAAAAAGAAATCATAAGATTTTGACCGTCAGTTTTTTCAGTACCAACCAATTCTCCAGAAGCGGCTTTTGTAAATATTTCTTTAATTTTAGCAAAAGTTAAATCACCATTGTCGTATAAATGGTTCATATGCCCCGCAGCGCCGCCTTCATTTAAGAAATTATTTTGATTTTTTAAAAACATATTCTTATCCTTTTTTAACTATATAAGAAGGTAAGCTACTGTCTTTATCTCCTTTAAGAGATAATGGCCCTGGTGTTACTAATAAAAGAGGTAATTGTGGTATATTTGCTGATTTAAAACCAAGTCCAGTAACTACTCGCTCAGAATCTGCTTCCGCGTTGCAAGTTGAAATTTGAGTAATTGTAAAATCTCTTATTGCCATTATTTAATTGCTCTTTTTAATAGTTCTTGAAAAATTAATTCTTCATGCTTAGAAAAGCGCTCATTAAATAATCTTTCTTTCTTTTCAAATAATTTTGCGTGTGGAAGAGCGTTGTCTCCAACAGACTTTGATTCTTTTTGAAGTTTTTCTTCGTCTGCCCCAGTTTTATGACTCATTTGTTCTTTAGCATCTTTTTTTGCTTTTTCTTTAACAAATTTTTCTAATTGCTTAGGAACTTTTCCACCTTTTTTCTTTTTCTTTACTTTGCCTTTTTCTAAGAAAGATGGGACTTTACCACTTCCTTTTTTTCCATCTCCATTTAAATCTTCACCTTCGGGTTCATCCTTCATTGGCATTTTAGATTCTTTGATAAGACGCTCAGTGACTCTTTTAAGAACTGCATCAATCATTTCTTTTGATTCTGACATTGTATTTTCCCTCTCTATTTTTTTGGTATCGCACCAATCTCTAAATATTAAATTTCCTACTTCAAAAGCTTCTCTTTCCATATTCCTAAGATCATCATCGTGCATTGCGTATGCTGGATCTTTAGCGGTCAAAGAAAGATCTACTTTTTCATTATCCCCTCTACATTTTTGTTCGTGATGAACAAGTTCGTGTGCAAAAGATCTTAAAATATCTTTTGGATGACGATTAGTTATAAATAACGCTATTGTTTCTCTATCTGGATCGTAGTAGCCAGTTTTTCCAAAAATATCATCAGCGTTTTTTTTGTCTTTTTTAAGAACAATCACAGGGGCACGGTCAATTTTTAGACGCTCAATAGCATAATTATAAAGCTCTTTAATATATTTTTTAAAATCTTCGTGATTTATATTTTCTAATATTAGCATGATTTTAACAAATAAAAAACTACCTATATCTTATGACATAAGTAGTTCTCTAAACTATTAAATGAAATAATTACTAAATATCTATCACAATTACTGTTTCTTCTTGTTTTGTTTCTTGATCTTTTTTTTTCATATATTCATAATATAATCTTGAATAATCTGGAAGCTCTAACTGGATTTGAACAGGTTGTTTTTCATGTTTACCCATTTTTATTTCCTCCGCTAAAATACCCCTATTAGTATCTAGTGATTATTTTATCAAACGGAAGAAACAACAGTTAAATTATCTTCACAAGTATATTCAATGTACATGTCGCCAGCATTTAAAGGTAGGTCTGGATGCGGAAGGTATTTAACTTTAAAATATTTCTTTTTTTCTGAGAAAGCTCCTATATAGCGGTCATAATCTTCAACGATAATTCCATACCTTTCAAGACCAGAATAAAATTCATTTTTTACCATGTCGCCAATCTTCATGCTTTACCTACAATTTTATTATAAGTTTTTTCGTCAATGTAAGTTACAAATTCAGGATAATACTCTGGGAACTGCTCCATAAATTGTGTTAAAAACTCCGTCTTTCCAGAATCCGATAAAACTTTAAAAGTTTTTAACAGTAATAATAGAGCAGTTTTATTTATTTTTTGAGTGTGGGTCATATGAATTAACAAACGTAAACGCGGGGATGTCTGTAACAAATTCAGAAAGTTTTTCCCAAACAGCTAATGTTCTTTTACAATCAACAAGAGCGGTATGAGCTTTTCCTTCAAATTTAATATTAAAATGTTTACACATTTTGTCCATTGAGGTACTTTTTAATTTACCTTCGTTTAATAGCTGAGTGCCCATCCATTTTGTGTCCATATATGGAGGAAACTTTGGCGGAACAATATCAAAGTTTTCAAACGCTTGTTTAATAAACCGTAAATCAAAAATAAGATTTTGTCCTAGCAAAATATCTGCGTACTCGATTTTATCTTTAATTTCTTGAAAGTGCTCATTAATTGGCTTTGAATTTCTCCATTCATATGCAGAAAAGCCGTTAACTGCCAACGCTCCAGGGTCAGCAGATTCTAGATGCAATGGTCTAATATTAATTTCACTTTCTGACAAAATATTATAACTGTTGTCAGAAACC